TTTAACGTTTGCGTTATCTAAAATATTATTTATTAACGTACCACTATCAGTACTACTAAAACTTGCATTGATTAATTCAGTATTTGCAATTTTCATAAATGCGTCTGACGCTTGGAAGTTAGCAAATGAGTTGTTTGCGTCTGGATAAGTTAGGTTAATATCAGTTACAAAACCTACAAATAAGTCCTCATAGGTACTTCCACCGTCTGTTGTTGCGTCAACGTGTATTTCTATCATTGGTTCAATACCGGGGTAATAAGGACTTGATGTATTAGTGTTTTCGTATTTTCTAGCGTTATTAAGCAACTGTACCGAACACGATCCAGTAATAAAGCTATCTAAGTCCCTTGATCTACCACGATTAATAGTAACGCTTTGTACGTCACTTGTTACATCAGTAAGCGTTGTTGCACCACCTAATTTACCACTATCTAATACACCACGTACTAGATCGTCTAATGTAAATGTATCTGGTGTAAATCCAATGCGAACACGTACTGTTGGTGCTGCCATTATTCTATGGTTAGAACTCTATTTAATGCACCAGAAGTTCTATTGTATTGGCGTAATGCTTCAACTGTTTTTTGTGCAACCTCTTGTGGATTACCTGTATTACCACTTATATTAAAGGTATTATTCATTACAGCTTGTCCAACTTGTTTTTGCATTTGTTGTTGACCTGCAAGTAAACTGCTTACTGTATCCCCCGGCGATTTAACTGCCGGTGCTGTTAATGAAGCAACTTGTTGTTCTGCTAATCCAAACGATACGTTACCAAATTCACGTAGTTTAGGTAGATCAATGTTTATACCAATCTTACCTAATACACCACTAACCTTATCAACAAATCCATTAATTGTTCTAATAAAACTGTTCATACTGTTAATAACTCTGTTAATCATATTTTCAAAATTCTTAGGTAAATTTTCCAAAAATGGTTTTAAAAATTTATCTACAATTTCTGTAAACTTTTTAAACGCTGGTGCTAATAAATTAAGTAGTAATGTAACAATCGTTATTATTGGTGGTGCTATTGCACTAAATAATGAACCAACTGCACTTAGAAATGGTGCTACTGCTTTTACAGCTTCAACAAGTTCTGGCCCGATTTCTGTAACTAAATCCATTATTACTGGTAGCAACTGTTCTGCAATAGGTAATAATTCTGCACCCATAGTAACTTTAAGTTCTGTAAGTCGTGCTTTAGCTTCCCTTGATCTGTTAGCAAAACTTTCTTGTGTTCTATTTAAGTCGCCCTGCTGTACTGCTGTTTTCTGTAATAGTAATTCATACGTTGCTAATGCTTTTTCTTGTTTAGTTAATTCACTAGCTGACGTTTTACCAGTCATAATAAATGCTTGTTGTTGTACGTCGGCTTCCATTATGGCGATACCGTAGGTTTTCAAACTCTCTCTTTCGCCTAATAACGCTTTGGTAAATGCCTGCATAACTGGTTCTGCACCACCTTGAACGTTACTAAATGAAGCTACGTCCCCAGCAAGTGTTGCTAGTTTTTGTGATAAGTCTGCCGATCCGTCTGCTGTAAATTCAATACCTTGTAGAACTGCACCAGATTGTGTAAGTAGTCCCTCTAATTCAAATGCTGCTAAACCTGCTTTATTTGCAAACTCATCTACGAAACCAGATAGTTTTGGCATTGCTTCGCCAAAGGTTGTTTCAAATGCAGATCGTGCTTCGTTAGCGTCTGAACCTAAGTCTACTAATTCTTTACCTAAAGCTGCACCTGCTACTGTTGCAATACCTAAACCTGTACCAATAGCTTTACCTGCTTTACCTGCAAAACTACCTAGACCTTGTAAACGCTTTTGTACTTTTGTTAAATCATCAGTAAATGCTTTAGTTTTACCAATAATTGCTATTGATATTTTTTGTTCTCTTGCCATTACTTAATTGCCTTTACTAATGCGTCAAACATTCTATCGCTGTATGTTTGCATAATATTGTTTTGATTACGTTGTATAGTTTTACCTGCAACATAACCACTTTTACCTGCTTTATAAAAACTACTGTCGCCTTGATCTCTTTGGCTACCTGTCCATTTTCTATATGGGAACTTAGCACCCGGTCTTGAATATTTTAAATTACCAACTTGTTGTGCTGTTATTGCTCTAGTCTTACCACTTCCACGAACTGGTACGTACTGAAATCTACGACCACGTTCTAGTGATATTGCTGTTGGGTATCTATCACTTGTTTTTACGTTTACCTTTGCTTCTGTTCTAGTACCACTAGCTGTAAAACCCATTGCTGACTTATTAGCCATAGGAACTGGTTGTTTACGTGCTAATGGTCGTATATCTGATAATTGTTCTTTTGCTATCTCTCTATGAAACTTAGATAAAACTTTAAGTACGTCTTTTTGACCATATCGTGCTAGATCTTTTTTCAATTTAATAATCTCGCTATTATCAATAGCTATATCTGTAAATTTTGCTGTTCTAGCCATATTAATTATCGTACTTTTTGTTTATAACTCTTAACAATGCGTCAAACATATCCATATCAAGTTCTAAAACCTCATTTGGACTTATACCTACTTCTAAACTAATTAAAGCTATAAGGTCTATAAATCCAGTTATACTTTTGGGTTATCACTTGCCCCGGATATATCTAAATCATCTACTTGATCTATCCAAGTATCGTAATCATCAGTCACGCCGTTACGTTTAGCACCAAGCCACGCCAAATACAATAACCACTCGTACCTTTGTTCTTCTTGTAACCTTGATACTGGTATGTCAAACTTGCGTTCAAATTTAACTATATCGCCGGGTTTTATACTGACTTCTAACTTTGTGCCGTCGTTCATAACGACGATCATATTACCCATTAGGAAGTTGCTCTTGTAATTGTTCCAGAAGTTGGGAACGAAACGGACATAGTCGCTAGTTCGCCTACTGCGTTAGCAATCGGTATGTGTTGATTTACAAGCACGTTACCAGAATAACTAGGGTTAGTTGCACTAACTGATCCACTTGTAGGTTTAACAACAAATGCTGTTGTACTACCAAGTAATGGGAACAATGTTGCGTCCACTTCCGAAGCTGCGAAATCTTGCTGAAAATCTATTGATAAAGTTCCAGATTTTAAACCACCTGTTCTGGATTGGAACGTGTCCCCCATTGCAGTAGTCATAATTTCATCAGCTGTAATGTCTAATGTAACACTTGCTACGTGATCTGATAAGTCCACGCTGTTTAATGTAACACTAGCGTCTGTTAAAACAAATTTTGCCAATGTGTACTCCTTTCAGTACTAATTGTATATATTATAAATGAATTGTAGTCTTGTTTGTTATTCTTAAAGAACAACCCACAAATTAACGTGGGTTGTCCCTAACTATAACAAAAAGAACAATATATGTCCTATGTATGCCACACTAAGCATATACCTAATGTGTCATACTTAGTACATACTAAGTATGTCTAAGTTAGTATATTAAATAACTTTGGTTTTAACTATGTTACTTACTTTATCGTAATAGTTTGGATCAAGGTTTTTGTGGTCTATGCAGTAATCCATTTCTACTTTATTAAACCAAGTAGAACCAAATTCTGCACTACGGTATTGTTGTACTAATTTTTCTACTGGTTTACCACAACCACCTTTTGCTTTACTATTATTGCTACCACCAAAACCACATCTAATAACATCTTCTGGTCTTGGTAAGTTTTCTGGGTTTCCTTTGAAAGCCATTTTTTACTCCTTTTGTATAGTTGATACCATTATAGATAATATTTTAAATTTGTGAAGTATTTATAAAGTTATTCTATGCCGATAGTTGCGTGAATACCAAAACTTGGATTAGTTCCAGATATTGTATACGATAGTCGCCAATAATCATCAGTAACTGCACCTGCAACACTTTGAAAATCTGATCCTATTGCTGTTATATCTGTAAAAGTTATATGATCTGTTGGACTTGTAAAACTTCCGTTGTCATCTGATTGTAGTTTAAAAGTAATTGTTGGTGTTGATGTACCACTAACGCTATAACAATGTATTGCTACGTATGCTT